AGTTAATGAAAAGTTAAATGGTATTAAATCATCAGTTTTGTTTTTTGCCATAGGTTAAATATTCCTCTGCCTTCTCTTCATATTAACAGCAACTCTTCTCTTATGTAATGCTTTAATAGAATCACCGACCATTCTTTTTACAGCCTCTTCAGCAGTAGTAAACCATACATTAGCAAAACTTGCCTCACCATCCCTGTACTTGTAAAATCCTGCTGCAAAATATATTAATGCTTCCTGATATATATCTGGAATCCTAATCATATCATAATCAGAATATACAGGTGCTGGTCTTGCTATATACGGCACAGTAATAGTTTCTGATCCTGTACTCGGAGGAGGATCTAATACTATTTTATACCTACCCCCTGGCTGTATTACATATGCGTCACCAGATGTCCAGTCGTTATTAGTTCCATTAAACAGAGCTACCACCAGAACCGTAGACGATGTCTTCGATATCACTTTACCAAAGCTACCATCTGTAGTATTATGTACTACATCATGAGGTGACACATCTGAAAAGTCACCAGCAGAATCATTTAAGGTTGACTTTCCAGCCGTCTTCGCTACCGTAGACGTTGCTGTGCCAGTTACCTGACTATCTAATGTTTTATCATCAACAAGTGAAAAGGATTCAGGAATAGATACAGATGTTACTGTCTCATTAGTCTGATTACGAAACTTAGCATCTTCGTCAGTTAGCCTGAGATTATGCATAGTCGTACCATCAGAATACTTTATAATTCTGTAACCATACGCATCTTTCCTGTACAGATTAATAAAATCAGCATTAAGTGTGTAATCAGTCTGATCTGCTACAGTTGTTATTGATTGGTCCTTTGTTACATGCCTAATTCTACAGTTCAACCTTGCCATACCTTTATTAAGTAGATTAAAGGTTGTAAAGTCATCCAACTGATTAGACCCAGCTTCTTCATTGAGAAGCTGACGCAACTCATAAGCCATTAACTTTCCGTCCATACAGCTTTCCTTCCTTATCTAGCTCCGGTTAATTCCTCGGCCTTCTTGTTAGCTTTTTTATGATTCATGATATGTATACCCTTCTGTGCTGTTGTACCTTCAAAATCACAATCAAGTTCATCACATTTCCAGGGTTTAAACATACGTTTCTTTTTCACAGTTTTGTTCACATTTTCAGGATGTTCATCTTTAGTGAACACTTCACTTTCCTGAACATTTTCTATGGCCCCAAGTTGTTTTTCAAGGACCCCAAGCTTGGTCTTAAGTTCTTCCTTAGTATAAGTAGTTTCCGACACAGGCTGTCTTGATATCATAGGTCTTCTATTAGAGCGTGACATAATATCACTTTCATCCATATTACTAGTCATCTTCTTCTTACCAAAAATCCTCTCATGAGCTTTAGCGAAAACTTCATTAGTATAACCTACCATCGGTTTAGAACGACCTGAATTATTTTCAGACCTTATAAGTTCCCTACTGGCAGAACCCATATTAAAATAATGATACATAATTTTTCTTACTCTATCTGCTGCATTCCTAGAAACTCTACCATCATCAGTTATATTAGATACATTGAATGCCTCAGCAATGACTGGGTCAAGCTTAATACAGGGCTTGTCATTCAAATCAGCTTCCTGTTGTGGCCTAGCTATAGAACCCTTTCCTTTTAGCTGATCATATCTTGAATATAGAGTCTCTGATACCTCTTTATCTAATCTTTTTAATTCATCCAGCATTAAGTTCTGTTCATGCCGTGAATATTCTGGTCTGGATATAACTATTCCATCTAGCCTATCCTGCATATTCTTCAATGCTGCTTTAGCGTCAAAAATATTATCAGATGGTATATAACCACCCTCCAGATCTCTTTCCAGAGTATCCATCTCTTCGCCTAATTCATTAATTTGATTGTCCATCATCCAGGCTGGATATTCAGAACGAATCATACCATCTTCTGCTTGACCTTTTCGGTCCGGTTTACCAAATACACTCTTCATTGAATTGTCTCCTTAAAGATTAAAAGTAGGGCTAGGCTAGAAAAAGCACCTAGCCCCATTAAAAAAGTAAAACTGTTTATGTGTTTACTGTAGTAGTAGTTGTACCAATACCGACACCAGCACCAACTGTTTCTGAATACTCATTAGCAAAGTTAACTACAGCGTCACCAACTAAAGCAGCATTATCAGATGCTACATTACACATCAGGAAATTACCGATTACAAGACCAGTAGTTCCTGTTAGTAACTCTATGCATGGCTCAGTGCCAATACCACCTGTATCACCATTCTGTAGTATATTACCCTGAATAAGAATCTCAGTTGAAAGCGTAGAATCACCTGCTATACATGCAGTAGAATAGTCACCATGAATCCTGTTATTTTTAATAACAGTATTCGCTGTATCAGCATCCATATGGATAGCTGCAACAGATCCACCAAGTGCCATATCTATTGTACAACCTTCAATAACACAACCAGTGTTATTATTAGTAAGAGATATAACAGCGTTAAACTCATCTGTATTTGCTGAATCTACCATGAATTCACAATTCTTGATTGTGCAGTAATCTACACCATCTTCAATGTCAATCCCCTTGAGAACAGCTGTTACAGATGATACAAACCTGATATTCTCAATATGTACATTATCAGCACCTACGGCAAATTCACCAGCTGCGATAGTATAAGTCAGTGTTGGTTTATTAGAACCGTTACCACAACCTATAATTGAAATACCAGCTACATCAGCATCTATCTGACTCGCAGTAGTAATAGTTTCTGCGTGTCCAGGTGCCACATAAATTACATCACCATTATTAGCAGTGCAGACATTAATAGCTGCGTCAATCGTGCTAAATGGTTGCCTCTTTTGACCGTCACTAGTAGTTGTACCTGCATTGCCGTTACCGGAGTCAACAAAGTACACATTACCGTAAACTGGTCTACCACCTATATCATGGAGTGCTGGAGTTACTTCACGAACACCACCATGATTATATGGAAATCTTCCTGCTGTCATAATTAATTCTCCTTTAAATTATGTGCGTGTTTTTGGGTCTAATCCAGCAGATGCGACACCCCCTGCACTAAAAAGTAAATTAGCTTTACGCTACTACGATACGTTGTTATGATAACCCCAACGCCAGTCTTTAAATAGGTAACCGAACCTACCATGAATACTATGAACATTAGACAGTGTATCCTTGTCTATATGAACCAAGTATTTTGGATCGATTCTATCAAACCATAAAAGATCTCTCTTTGTCTGATTAACCCTAATCAATGACCAGTCAGTCGTTGATGTTTCATCTAGTAATACCCATGGAATAGAAGAGTACTGACCTTTATGTACATTTATAGTACCTTCATCAGTATACAGTCCCTTATCAGTTCCAATTATTTCGTTAATAGTGTCACTTAACGTAATAGGTGCTACTATTGCCAGCTTATCCCTAGAGCCAATAAGGTTACCCATAGAGTCTCTTAGTCTTTGCAGACTGATTCTCGCAGCTGCTAAACTTGTAGGATCAAGAGCTGATGTACCTGTGTTACTAAAACCTGAAGTTGTACTTACGCTTGGAACCTTGGTTGTATGTGCTGAGTTAGCCCATGACAAACCTTCTTCAGATTCCTGGAAGTCGAATGCGGCAGATGTAGCATTAGCGAAAATGTTTACACCCATCTTTTCTTTCTTCCTATCGTAAGAATTTCTCAGATCCCTTGCTTGCTGCATCATAACAGGATACTGTTTATCCTCTATAAGAGCAGGATCAATTTCCAGCCTGTTAGCAAACCTCTGAAAGATAACCTTTGAAGTGTATCCAGGATACTGCTTCTGTGTTATAAACTTACCAGACCAAGCGTATGCGTCCCTAACACCAGAAATAGCCATGTACTCTTCAAAAGCTCTATCGGATTTACCTGAACCAAAAATCTTAGGGATCATTGATTCGATATCAGCGTAATGTGCTTCTTCTTCGACTACCTGTCTCATCTTAGCTTCAAGTAGTTTAATAAATTCATCTGAATGATTCATCTGTTTCTCCTTTTAAAAACTACTCAACATCAGTCAAAGTGCTGATAGTCAAAAAATCCGATTACATGCTCTTCCCCAGCATTTTGAAGGTTCATCTCCAAGACATTGAAAATCCAGTGATTGTCTGCAGATGTTTGTGCAACGTCAAAATACAGAGCTTCTGCATCTGTTGCCAGTGCAGATTCTCCGAATGTTCTACCAGGTACTCTAACGAATGTATCGCCAATAGCAGTACCTTTACTGAATGCCTGATCATTTGTAGGTGTAGTTGTACTTGTATCATCCGTTACTCTCTGTTGACCTTCACTTAGCCCTGTTCTACAGTACATACTACATGTATCTGCAACAGGTGTAAAGTCACAAGCATTTGTTACTGTACCAGAAATCCCTGTAGCGTCAGCTACAGTATTGGTAAGTAAAGTAGGTGCAGTTCCGTATGCTGCATTAAATAACGGAACCTTTACCTTTGTCCAGGGGGTAAGTAAAGCAACCTTTACATGTACTGACTTATCACCATAAATCCAGGAACCCCTATCCGAACTAAAACCTAATTCCCTTGCTTCCTGAGCTGCTGCCGTAACAACACCAGTTACCTGATTACCTACAGCTGTTGTGTTACTAACATGCGTAGGGTCACGTTCATCAACCGCTTCTATAATACCGCATATCTTAGTTGTTGCATCGGGTCCAGCTCCAGCTGCTCCTGCATTTACAATACCATCATAAGCTCCAGCTTCCCATCCAACTAACATACCAACACGATATATATCAACAGCATCAACAGGGGCCCAGATTCTCTGAACCGCTAACGATCCAGTGTCTACTACTTCCATAATAAAATCCTCCTGTTAAAACTTTCTAACAAAAATAAAAACAAAACGTGAAACTAAATTGAAACGTATGATTAATAATCACCACGCCAGTTTAAATTTCCGCATCCTGGACATCCTTTAGTATCCACAATCTTACGAAGGTGAACCACCGTTTGATGATTTCCGTCTGCTCCTCGTTTCACCACATATGTATTACGCTGAAAAAATGTGGGATCACCTAATCTTAACTGTACGCCACGCTGAAGCGTACTTACAGTTGTGAAATCCTGATAGGTTGTATGCATCTTAGAAGCTCCATCATCCAGAAAATCCGTTACATCATTACAGTGCATACCACAAAACCAGCAAGCGTACCAGTTACCATACTCTCCACCATCACCTGGTAAGGGTATAGTTCTGCTTACCGACCTGCTTCTGCGACTCGGTCTTCCTAGTCTCCTTGGTTCTGTCACTGTTACTACTCCTTTTATATAACTCTCTAGATTCCTTTACCGGAACATGTGGTAGTAAATTACCAGCTTCCATCTTAAATTCAAAGGAACCCCAATGTTCATTGATTATAGCATCTGACAACATGCCAACAGCTCTGGCCAGTTTATTGAATTGATTCTGATCCATATTATCAGTAATCGTTATAACCTTCATTGCTTATTCAGAGCCTTATTAGCAAAATCAGCATTACCAGACTCACCTAAATCATCCATCAGTTGCTGTGCATCTGCTGACATCTCAGGCATTGCCTGTGAAGTCTTAACCGTAGAAGTGTTAAGGTTACCAGACCCTGGCTGAACTGGTTTAGTTGAAGGTGTTTTATTAAAGGGTATCTGCTTACCTGCTGCGTTCATCTTCCTTAAATATGATCTCTCAGCCTCACTCCAGCCTATACGACCATCTACTATGGCATTACCTGTAGATTCTGGCATTGAGTGAGTACTGACAAGTAAGTCATGCTCCCTAGATATAGCATTAAATACATCATCGTTATCAACACTCATAGAAGATTCACCAACAGATTTATTATACTCTTCCAGATACCTTCTATTTGCTTCTATCTGCGTA